ATGAGGGGCGCGCTTGACGAATGATACGGGCAAGCGCAACGACAGAAATGCCGCTAGAATGACGTGTAGCCATGATGCAATCTCCAGATAGATTGATTATTGGTTAGGCGGTCGGGGGTGCTTGGAACACCGCCGACCGCTGCGCATTCTACTACCTGATTCCCGGTACGCGACCGTTTATTTAAAATAAAGTTCCATTTAAACAGTAATTTAGCAAATGCTAAACGTTAATTTAGCGTTTGCTAAATCGTCTTTTCTCGCGTCGCTGTCGCGCTCTGGCCTGTGCGTTCAAGGCGTGGATCACATGCAGCAGCGCCCAATTGCCTGTCATTTCGGCGGCTTCTTCCAGCTTTGCTAAATCTCCCCCTTCGGCCAGCGCCTCGACCGGATCGAGGGGGCAGTGGTAGCGGTTCGGTATCAAGGCGACTCGCTGGCATCATCGATAGGGGTCATAGCTTTCCTTGCTCAGCACGGCCATGGGGTCATAGTCCCGCTGTGCGCTCTGCGACTTCACCGGCCTATCCCAGCCGCGGGCGCCGTCCCCTTCCACGATCGGCACGGGCACGGCAAAGGTAATCGCCAGAGCGTCCGCAGCGTCCGGCGATGCCAGGCCGCGCGACTTCATGCTTTCCTTGCGCTCGAGCAATATCTGGTCGCTGGCATTGAAGCCGTACTCGACGCTGCACAAGTCAGTGGCCAGGCCCTCGTCTTTGGGGATGGCGCCGCCTGCCAGCCAGTCGCGCATGGCGCCCCAGATCTCGGCGCGCTTGTTCGCGTACTTCTTCGGGTCGTTGGCCTTGCCACCGAACTGCACCTCGTTGACGTCGTAATTTAGCGAGCGCAGGCGATCAACCACACCGCCCCCTACGCCCCCGCCATCGACGTTGATCAACACGAAGCGGCCGGTGTTGCGCAGCCTGTTGGCGTGCTCGGCAACGCGACTGGCCAGCGTCATGGTATCGATGCCGCGTAAGCGGATCGGCTCGAAGCTGCGAGCGTCACGCCCGCATCGTGTCCAGATCACGCTGCTATCGTCACCGAACCGGGCAGGATCCACACCGATGATGACGGCCTCACCACGTTGGTCGAACAGCTCGCGCCCTGCGGCGTCATCCACCAGCTCGCGGCCGATAAACTGCAAGCTGCTGGCGGACGGGAAAACACCACGCACGCGCACCTTGACAAAATCGCTCTCTTCGCCAAAATCATCGACCCATTGCCCAATCTGCGTCTTGTTGGTGAGGGCTACATCACGGCTATCAATCTGCCGGGTAGTCCAGCGGTGGCGCTGGGCGTTGAAGCACTCGAAGAACTTGCCGGTGTTTCGCGTCGGATTGCCGAATGCAAACCACATTGGCTCGCCGTCGGTCATCCCGCCCTCGGCTACTTGCCAGATGGCGGCCGGGATGGCTGACGCCTCGTCGAACAGATAGAACGGTGTCGAGTCGGCTGCGCGCAGGCCGGCGAACGACTCGCTGTTTTCTTCGCGTGAGGTCTGAGCGTCACAGCGCCAGCTCTCGGGGTGTTCCCGCATGCTCATGCGCATCGAGCCCTTGCCGGTGGTGATGTTGAACCACGAACCGAAAATACAGCGCTTCGTCCATTTCCCGATTTCCGCCCAGGTCTTGCTCTCGAGCTGGGGCGATGTGGCGGCCGTCACGATCCCGCGCGCGTTCGGCCGGGTGCTCATGATCCAATCGACCAGCCAGGCCGTCGTCGCTGATTTCCCGATGCCGTGCCCGCTGCTGATCGCCTCGCGGATTGAATCCACCGCGGTGCGCCCGTCAAAGCGCCGTGCGCGCACCTGGTGCCCGACTTCCTCAAGCAGCTCGCACGCCCAGGCATCCGGGCCGTGTTCGAGGTGATAGACCAGCTGGTACGCTTCCGGCAGCTTGACTACTTGCAGCGAGCGGTCACGGTCCCACTCGTAGCTGAACAGAACGAACTCGAGAGGCTTGTCAAAGAAATAACCGGCCATTGCCGCCAAAGACTTCGCCGGGTCGATAACAGGCGCCGCGCGCCGCTTCGGCAAGGCATCGGGCAGGGTGAAGCCGATGCGCAGCCAGCCGCGAGCAATGCGCCCTAGGTCGTTGCTCAGGTTCGACAGCGCGGACAGCTCAGCGGCCGTGTGTGTCGGTTTTGGGGGATGCCCGCGGGCGTCAATAATTTGTGTGCGCAAGTCGGTGACCTCGGCGGCCGCTTCTGACTGCTCCATTTTCTCAAGTCGCCGTGCAAGTTGGAGGCTAGGCAAGATCTTCACCGTTTTCGATGGTTACCGGCGCCCGGCCGGACTCGAGCGCGGCAAGGCGGCGTTCGAAGATGTCTGTTTCGTGAGCGCGCCGGTAGATGTCGAGTAGCGCCAGCGTCTTCTGGCCGGCTTCGGGTGAGATTTCGCCCAGAGCGACGGCGGTAATCACTGCATCACACTTGCCGGCGAAGGTTAAAGCCTCGGCCAGCCCCGGCACGTTGATTTTCTCGGCTTCCTGCTTAGGGGCGGGCGCCAGTCGTTCAAGGCAAATGCGCAGCCCGTTGGCTGCGGCGTGCGGATCTTCGGATTGAGTCAGCGCGAGCGCACGCTCGATCAGTTGCTGCCGGTGAGGTTCGAGCAGCTTGCGCACCAGATCGCTTTGCGATGTGCCCTTTGGCCGTCCGCCACCGGGAAGGCGGCAACCGGGCAGCAGCTTGCCGCCAGGGCCACGTATTGGCGCGGGGGTGATGTCTTCACCAGCTTGCATCTGAGCTATTCCTCTATTTTTCTAAACTTGCTGGCGGTCTGGTTGCGCAATTCATACCGGCATATGCGACTGATTGACCATTTGCTGACTTCGAATTTCTCAGCCAAATCGGCGTAGATCATCCCGCCCCCGTGCAACTGGCGGACCAGCTCGACCTCGGCGTCGGTCAGCTTCGCGTTGGGGTGATCTTCCCCAATTCGATAGCCCTGGTCATTGAGCGTGATGATTCGCATGGGCTCGTTACCGCAACGCCATGGGCAAGTGGCGTTGCGGTCGTGATCAGATCACCGCAAAGCCTGATGTAATCAGCTTGGTGGGGCTGGCGTCCTCAAGATCGGCCACGATGCTGGTAATCAGCGCGCCCGCCGTACCTGTGCCTGTCGGGATGTAGCGCGCGCCCAGGAAGCGCTGGCCCCTGCTGATCAAGCGCCCAGAGAGTTTTGCAGTGTGTTGGGAACCAGCGACTAGGAGAGCCACGGGTATCGCTCCTGTGGTGCCGAGTACGTTGACGTTGGTGGTCAGCGCGGCATCATCTGCCGTGATGCATTGGCACTCCAACGAGGTCAGCCCCGTGAAAGCAACGGACGGCTGAAACAGCATGCATACGCCCTCGCCCTCGCCTAGGTCCCGGTTTTGAAGCAGATCGATGGTATTGGTCGAGAGAACACTGGCGGCGCCGGTGACAGTCTGGCCAGCCATGACGTTCAGGGCATTGATACTGCCTGAGACCATCGTGAGGGCGTCGAGGATCATGATTGCTCCTTGCGCTTGGCGGGTTTTTTATCGGTGCTTCCTACCAGCTCGTCATCGACAAGCTCAAGGTTTGCGCCGAGAGGGCCGTCATATTCGACAATCTCGCCTACTTCACAGATGTGATTTTCAATGAACGACTTTTCGAGAACTCTGCACTTAGCCATAATGGGTAAATCTCCTTTGAATGACGGGGGGTTCAAACGACAGTGAAACCGGACTTGGCGTTTGCCATCTTGTCGAGCCAGGAGGTGGCGGCCGCCGTCGGCGTGGGCTTCGCGATCTCCTTTAAGTTGCCGGCATACACCAGCTCTATCGGCTTCACCTCGCGTGGCACGTTTTGAATCGGCTGGTCAATGGTGGTGTATTTGTCAGCCATCGCTATTGCCCCAGCAAAGAGTTACGGCCGAGTTTGAGTTCATCCGCGCCCACGCCCTGCGGACCGGTCAGCATCGTGCCGGACTGCCCCGAGCGCCCCGACTGAGAAGCCGCCGACAGAAGGGCCGTGGTGTCGGGTGATTTCCGGTTTGCGGCATTGTTCGCCTGGTCGGCGGCACTCTCTTGTTTGGCAGCGTTGGCTTGCGCTTGCTGCTGCGCGGCCTGTTGTTGCTTCGCTGAATTCTCTGCGGCCTTTTTCTGATCGATGCCGTTTTTGATTGACACAACGGTACCCGCTACTGCGGCAGCGGCCATTACGGTCATGGCGGTTACACCTGACATGCTTGTTCTCCGGTGATAGTGGTTAAGTCGTGGTCCGCCTGATGGCGTGACATGAGCAAATGCCCCTCGTCAGTGAATTCGGCTTCGGCTTCTTCCACAGTCGTTGCGCTGGTCACGAAGGCCATGGTCAGATGTGTTTCGGCATGGGCGACAAAGACCTGCTTGCGCCCAGCGCTGGCCGGGATAACGTGATGCCCGGTCAGTTCAATGCTTTCTGTTCCCGTGAAGACCGTGGCATGGCCGCTGAGGATCAACACTGTCGGGATCTTGATCAGCGCGCCCGTCAGCACGGCACCGGCCGGGATGCGTACCGTTCGTGCATACGTGCCGCGGCTGAATAGATGCGTGGTCTCAAGAGGCAATTGCGGCATGTCGAGCAGCGCGGACTCAAGCCGGCGCACTTTGTCAATGGCTTCATCGCTCATTGCAGGGAGTTGCTGCGCATGGACGGCGGGCATCATTTGAGTTTCCCCGCGTTGCGCGCTTGGCGTGCCAGTTTGGCGAACAGCAGAACGGCGTCGGGATGGTCGCCCATGCCCCGGGCTTCGAGCATCTTGACGCGCCGGGGGTCTTGGGCTATGAACTTGGCCGCATCGCGTAGCGCCCCCTTGGCGTCCTTCCCGTAGGTGGCATTGAGCTGCGTTACGGCCTGCTCGCGCCACGCCATGCGCTGGGCGTCGCTCGGTGCTTCCTTGATGGTTTGGCCGATCGCGCGAAGGCCGCGCACATCGTCCGCGCCCATGCCCAGATCCGTAGCCATTTCGCGCAGCTCGGCGACGATTGCCTTCTGCATCGGCACGGGCAAATCCGTTTCAGCACCGTCTTTGGTGAAGAAGTCATCCCGTATGACGTGGGAAAGCTGCTGCTGGGGGTTGTACATCTGGCGCAGCTCGTCAGCATCGCGCGTCTCCTTGATGCTCCGCGGCACATCAACCACGGGCAGCGGCGCTTCCTTGTTGCCGTAGAGAATTTCCGCTGGGGTCTTGGGCTCGCCGGTCGGGTTCGTCGGCTCTGCGGGCTGTTCCGGCTCGGGCTTGGGCATCGAGGGGTACATTTCAGTGCGCACCCCTTCAGCCGGCGCCATGCTCGGGTACAGCACGGCCAGCGCGGCATCATCCGGCATGCTGGGCCTCGTTGTCGTCGGCACGGTGCGTCACGATCTCGGCAATCGCCTTGCCAGCGCTACCCATGCAACAGTAGGAACTGATGGCTGGCGGATAGCTGGTCCAGCGGTTGAAGGTCACAACGTTGTGGCAGCTCAGCTCAGCGGCGGCGGCCAGATCCTGCATGACGACGGCCAGCGCGTAGCCGAAGCCATCGGAATCCGGAGACAGTTCCCGAGCCGCCATCGCACAGATATTGAATCGGCGCTCTTGCGTGATGGGAAGCAAGAACAGGTGTTCGGCGTAGAGGGCGGCCACCTGGTTACGAAGGGCAGCATGGGCAGTAGCAGCCTTCACCAGTTCGCTCGCGGCCTGATCCACGGCACGTCCGGCTGCGAGCGAACTGGTG